ATATCCAGCCAGCCCGTCGCATCGGCATTGCGCATGTCGTATTCCTGGAACGGGTTCATGACCATGACGTAGTGGGCTTCGCCGTTGATCATGATGGGCTGCATGCTCGCGTTCCTGGGGTCGCGGGCGGCCATCATGCGCGTGGCTGTGCCGGCGCGCTCGACCACGGCGCGATTCATCTTGTCGTTGGCGGTTAGCGTTGCCTTGGACGTCGCCGTGCCAGCGTAAAGAAGGTGGTCGGCGTCCGGTGCCTGGATCGGGTTGGCAGCGTGACCGGCCCATGCGACGTCTTCGATGAAGTCCTCGTTGATGCCGCGCGCACCGGACAGATAGATGAAAATCATCTGGTCGTTGAACTTCGACCAGTAATCGCTGAGGCGGGCCTTACCGACCTGCCGCATGTTGTGGGAGGTGCGCTTGCGGGACATCTTGCCGCCGGCCGACACGCCATGGCGCATCTGGTCGATCTTCAGCTCGTCGCTGGCGAAGCGAAGGCTTTCTTCCTTGCCTTCCAGACGATTGTCGCCATAGGTCGGCTTGTTGCGCAGCTGGATGGAAAGGTCGAACGAAATGGTATCGCCGGCATCCGATTCGAGATCGGTCAGCCGCTGGATCGCGAATTCATCCGAAGTGCCGACGAACTTCTTGTCGAAATAGCTCTTCTTGGTGATGTCGATGAACAAGGCCCCAGACCATTTGCGCTGGGCCTTGGCGTCGCCGAAGGCGACTACAGTCTGACTCATGAGTAACTCCTTTGAGATAGGAGCACTCATGCGCTGCATGGACGCTTAATTAGCGGAATTACCGGCGTCGTGCAAGTCAAGGGCTTTTCGAACAAGTCGTCGGATTACCTCGGGGCGAGAAGGCTTGTCCGGCTCGGATGCAGAAAAGGCATCGATCTCGGCGAGAAGATCGGGAGGAACACGCAATGTCACCGGCGTTGCATTTACCGCCGGTCGGCCAACAGATCTCTTTTGCATTTCTGACATTGACAATCCATATTGATGGTGCCAGAAATCATAACAGGCCGGAACGATGCTCGCAACACCGCGCCGGCCCTAACCGAAACCCGATCTTATGGGAGATCCGGAATGGCTAACGCATTCAGCGCGACGCCGATGGTTACGCCAAATGGACCAGCAGGGAGGGCGATAGCTTTTTCGTTCACCGACGGTTGTGCGAGGAGGTTCACGGGCTACCTCCGCATCCTGGCGCTCAGGCCGCTCACTCGTGCGGTCGCGGGAAAGACGGATGTGTCGCAAAGGGCCATCTTCGTTGGGCAACACGGTTGGAAAACGAAGCTGACAAAGAGGCTCACGGAACACTCACTCGCGGGCCAAGAAATGGAAGCGTGAAGCTGACTGAAGACGAGGTGCGACAGATCAGGATATTTGCAGGATCGATGAAACAGGCCGACCTTGCTCGCAGGTTCGGCATCAGCCCGGCGACCGTCAGAGACGTTATCACCTACAGGCGGTGGGGCTGGCTCAGGTAACTGGCTAGCCAAGACGCAGGCCTCCCCTTATGATGTGGCTTTCTCGCGCATGAGTGCGGCCACCCCATCGGGAGCTGCAAATGACCGTCGCGAAGACCTTCACCCTCGATAGCAAAGCATTTTTCGCCGGCGTTCGTACGAGCCTTTTCGGCGGCTCCATGTCCCAGGCGCAGGTCGATGGCTGCGAGGCCCTGCTGAGAGCCTGCAATCGCTGGGGCGTCACGGATCAGCACCATGTCGCGCAGGTCCTTGCCTAGGTGCGCCACGAGACCGGCGGTTACATGCTGCCGATCAAAGAGACAGTGATGCCGCATCACAAGGACAAGAACCCGTCCGATACGACCGTCATCAAGCGGCTCAACGACGCCTACGCAGCGGGCAAGCTTGCGTGGGTGAAGGCGCCGTATTGGTTGGCTGGCTGGTTCGGCCGCGGGCCGCTCCAGGTGACACATGAGAAGAACTACGAGAAGATCGGGAAGAAGATCGGCGTCGATCTGGTCAAGAACCGCGAGCGAATTCTTGAGCCCGATATCGGTGCCGCCACAGCAGTCGTAGGACTGCGCGATGGCGTTTACACGGGACGAAAGCTTGCCGACTACGATTTCCCGGCCGCGCTCGACGCGCTGCCGAAGGAAAACCCGCGCCGCATGGTCAATGGGGTGGACGGGACCGACAAGGACGTCGCCGGCTATCATCGCAAATTCTTTGCCGCCCTCACCGCTGCCAACTTCCGGCTTGTCTCTCACGAACCGCCAGTTCCTGAGGTTCAACCGGTCTTGCCTGTCACCCAGGAAAAGCAAGCCGCCAAGCCCGCGCCGCAGTCCCGCAACTGGTCCGCAGGTCTCGTTGCGCTGGCCGTGATCCTGGTCAACACGCTGAAGGGCCGGAAGAAATGACGGTCTGGATCCGCATCGCACTCTACGTCATCGCCGGCTGGCTCTACGGCTCGGGCTACATCGGGGCTGAGGTCAAGAGCCTGATCACGGATGATCCTGCCGTCGCGGCCGCGATCGAGCAGCTCGTGTCCGGCCTCGTCTTCACGCTCTCTGTCGCGTGGTGGAAGCGGGCGAAGAGGAAGGGCTGGGCGACATGATTGGCGAGACCGTGAAACTGGTGGCGGGGGTGCTTCTCGGTGCACTTGCCGTCTATGCCTACACGCAAGCGGTCACACTCCCGGCGGCTCGATCCGATGCTCGGGCGCGGCTCGTCGCAGAACAGGCGGCCCAATCCCAACGTGAAGAACTCGAAAGGAAGGGCGATGACGCCAAGCTCCAGCGCATGTCTGATTACGATCTGTGCGTCACTTATCTTGGCCGGGTGCCAGAGTGCGCCCTCCTCCTCGGGGTGCAGCCCGTTTCAGAAGAATAATCTCTCGGCGGCCGGCATGGTCGCCCTGCTTCAGGCAAATCGGCCTGGCGCCGAGCGTGTGATCGCGAATGACCGCGCCGGCGAGCGCAAAGGGTGCTGGTGAATGTCCGACAAATACAACTCCATTGTCGAGTTGCTGAACGCATGGTTCGGTGGCGCGTTTACCACCATGTTCGGTGCCGTCATCGGGCGCTTCATGTGGCACGCACAGGAGGTACGCAGGATGAAGCGGAAATTCTGGGGAAAGGAGCTCCTGTGGGAGTTTCCCATCGCCATCGGCATGGCAATCATCGGCCAGGGCCTCGCGTCATGGCTGGAGCTCGGTCAGGAGACGACAACCGGGTTGATCGCTTCCCTAGCCTATCTCGGCCCGCGTGGTGCCGAGGTCCTGTTCATGAAATGGTTCGGGGCCAAGGTCGGCTCCTAGCACGCCGAGCTTTTTGATGTTTTTCTTCGGTGCTTTCAAAAGCTCCTTTGCCTCTGGCGCGTCCTTCAACAGTAGATCGGCCCATATCTGGGAGAGCTCCACCCGTCGTTTGAGGTAGAGAGCCCGGTTGTATGCTGCTTCCACGTCGTCTTTCGGGACATGCGCCAACATGAAATCGATGACGAACCGATCCTCAGGATACAACTCATTCATGATCGTCGAGAACGTCGATCGGAAGCCATGCGGAACGTGGCGGTGATGATAGCCCGCCCTATTGAGCAAGTATCCCATTGCGTTCTCACTCATGGGCTTGGATGAATGCCGGGAATTAGGGAACACCCATGGCGTCCGCCCTGTCAGTGTACGCAGAACAGCGAGTGTTTCCATCGCCTGTCTCGAAAGCGGGACGAGATGGTCGCGCTGTTCGTCCTCCTTGTTCTGCAGCTTGAGCTTCATTCGCTCAGCGGGGATTTGCCAGATCGGCGTCTTCTCATCGAGCTCATCGAGCTCTGACCATGGCGTTGCCGTAAGCGTGCCTGGCCGGACCGCTGTCAGGGCAATAAATCGGATTGCGAGCCGAGTCACCGGATGTCCGCAGACCTCGGATGATTCCGTCCGTCGCAGAAGCTGCCGCACCTGGTCGAGATCGGTTATCGCCGGCTGCTTTCCTCGTTTGATCGGGGCCATGGCCTTCATTACCGTGGCCGCCGGATCATCCTTCCCCCGGCCCGTCGCGATCGCATACACAAAGATGGCCGACATGCGCTGCCGTAACCTTCGCGCCAGGTCCTTAGCGTCGCGCTGTTCCACAAGGCGGAGTACGGCGAGCACTAACGGCGCATCGATGTCGCGGATTGGCATAGCCCCGATCGAGGGGAAGACGTCTTTCTCCAGTGACCAGTTTACCTCCCACGCATGCTGCCGCGTCCACCGGGGCTTTTGCAACGCGTGCCACTCGCGCGCGATCACCTCGAACGTCTCGGCCGCTTCTCGCTGTCCCACCAACTTGTCGAGCTTCTTTTGGAGCGATGGATCACGCCCGGACTTCAGCATCTCCTTCGCCGCGTCGCGGGCACGCCGCGCATCCAGCAAGGAGACCTCCGGGTAGCTGCCGAGCGATAGGGTTTTTTCTTTTCCGCCGTACCTATACCGCAGCCGCCAGAGCTTGCCGCCGGCAGGGGTGATGAAAACGAACAGTCCACCAGAATCGACCATACGGTACGCGGTGGCCTCCGGCTTTGCTTTTTTCACCTGCGTATCGGATAATCCCGCCATCGTTTGCTTTGCCCTCGCCCCGTCATTGTGCCCACACGTTTCCCGTCTGATGCCCACATATCTGCCCGCAAATCGTCAGGATAGGACGGGAACATATAGGAAACGTTGGGAATAAAAAGCACGAATAGCCGGCCGATTTCAAGGGGCTATGGGAAGAGATGGAAAGGCAAAACAATAGCTTATGGCGGAAGAGGTGGGATTCGAACCCACGGTAGACTCTCGCCT